TGAAGATGATTAATTCAGATTGAGTCGTTGACTTGATTGTGCTTTGGTGTATACTTTTGGTTTTACAATTTTCTAGAAGTTAATTATGAATCCAAAACACATTGAAGAAGCTGAAGCACAAAATTTAGAACTGATCGAAAATGCTACACAAGGTAGTGGTATCAAGGGTTGGTACAACTATAAATTATATAGATTTAAAGCCTGTCAACATACTGCATTTCTACAACCTACGCATGTTCGTAGAGGGCACATTAAGTGCTCGATATGTTCGGAACAGGTAATAGCTGAAGAGGCTGCTGAAGCAGGTCTAAGAGTTATTGGCCCAGGGAAGAACTGCGATTGGAGGCAGTATGAGTTTATTGCTTGCGGCCATTCCTGTGAAATGCGTGTAACTAGTGCAAGAAATTCTAGAACTTCTCAACATTTCTGCAGGCAATGTTATGACGAGCGTTTAAGTAAAGATGCTGAGAATAACAACATGACATATCTTGGTGCGGCTTTGCATAATAAAGGTATATTTCGCCGTTACAGGTTTAATGCCTGCGGGCATGAACGAGATGCTATTCCTAGTACTGTTGAAGATGGCGGAGTTGTATGTCGAACCTGTCAGGAGGAACGGTTTGCAGAAGAAGCACGTTCAAGTGGCATATCAATGCTTGGTTATAGCAGTGACGGTGATGGTGCTTATCGTAGGTATCAGCTTGGCTGTGGTTGTGAAAAAGATATCCGATTGGATCATGTACGACGCAATTCTTACTCTTGTGCTGAATGTTCAATAACGTATCTAATCCAGCCAAGTTGGATATATTTGGTACAGTTTACAAATGAAAATTTTTCATGGCTAAAGCTTGGCTTTACAAAAGATATTAGAACCCGTATATCAAATTACGGAGTAATTGAAGGCTCATCGAAACAAGTACTAATGGAAATACCATTTTCAACTGGTAAAATAGCTTCAGAACTAGAATCTAAGCTACACGCGGAATTTAAATCATTCAAACTAGCACCTAAAGATATGCAGTACTACATGAAGTTAAATGGACACACTGAATGTTATCCTATTGAAATGAAGGTAACACTTGTTAATAGATTATTGGAAGTAAAGAATAATGAGCAACTTAATATTTAGTCCAGCCTCCAAGGCGCAGAGTCAGTTTCTACTCTCTGACGCCTTTTTCACGCTTTATGGAGGCGCTGCATTTTCTGGTAAGAGTTATTGTATTTTAGGAAGTATGTTACCTCTTGTTAGTCATCCCGGTACTCGTGCGGTGGTGATCCGAGCAACAACTAAACAGTTATCAGGAAGTGGATCGTTATTCGATGCAGCTATTAATTTGTACTCAAAAGTAGATCCTAAACTGAAAATAAAGAGCAGAGATCTTACTCTCGTATTTTCAAGTGGTGCTGAAATACAATTCACATACTTGGATAAGCCCGCTGATAGAATGAATCTACAGGGTCGAGAGTACAGTCGAATCTGCTTTGATGAATGCCAGCAACTTAGTGCAGATAACGTATTCTACGCATTAAGTCGTTTACGATCAACCAGAGTAGATTATCAACTTCGTGCAGTAGCAAGTTGTAACCCAGACCCATCTTCATTCTTAATGGATTTTGTTCGGTTCTCTCTTGATGAGAACTTAATTCCCATTAGAAAAGAAGAGTACAAGAAAAGATATTTCTTTAGAAGTCCATCAGGACTATTGTGGTATGACAGTCTTGAAGAGGCAGAATCTGTACATGGTTCAGGTCCGGAATCTGGCGTAAAAAGCTTCTTGTTCGTCCCTGGTTGTATACTAGATAATCCGATTGGACTAGAACAAAATAAAGAGTATATTGCTACACTGAAAGCACTTCCTCCAACTGAATCTAAGCGTTTGTTAGAAGGTGCTTGGGTCATGGAACAAAAGTCTGGGTTCTTTAAACGCAACTGGATTACCTTATGCGATCAGCCAAATCTTGCCGCAAAAAGGAGAGTCAGAGCATGGGACTTAGCTTTCTCAGAGCCTTCTGAGGCCCGTCCACGAGTTGACGCTACAGCGGGTGTTCTCGGTTCTAAGGATGCAAATAGTAAGTATACCATTGAAGATGTTGTTGTAATTCGTAAACGTGTACATGACGTTGAGAAGAAAATTTTTGAAGTAGCTTACCAAGACGGTCCAGATGTCTTAATTAGTTTACCACTTGACCCAGGTGCTACAGCAGGAGCCTATTGCAGAGATCTTGCAAAACGCCTAGCTGAGAAGGGCTTTAGTGTAAAATTAACTCGTCCAGAGAAAGGCAAACTACAGAGATTTCTACCTTTTGCATCAGTAGCGGAGGCCGGGTTTGTAAATGTTGTAAGAGGCCCTTGGACAGAGGACTATCTAAATGAACTTGAACAAACAGAGTTTGGTCCTAGGACTTTTGACGATCAAGCAGATAGTACAAGTGACATGTTTTTCCATCTAGCTAAGGACTTTACCTTACCTGACATGCAGCTTCATACTACAACCTTCCAGACTGTAGCACCAAGCCGGTTTACATTCAACTCATTTTCAGGATCTACAGGATTGATTGCTCCTGCAATGCCTCTGACATTACCATCTTTCAGTAGTATAAAATAAAAGGATTCATATGGATTTAAAAGAAAAACCTCCTGTAAAGAAACGGAGAGTGCAGCAAGTTCAAAAAGCTACGATGGATACACCGGAGCGATTCAAAATGTCAGAGATTGGATATCTTGGTAGTAATATCTTTAATGGTGTTACAAACGATGAAATCAAGAAGGAATTGAACTTTCCAGCCAGCCTGAATACGTTTAAAAATATGTCATATCATAGCACAATCAACGCTGCTCTGACACTGTATGACAACGTCATCTCAAAAGCAGATTGGATTGTCCGACCTGTAAAAGATGCAACTGCTGAAGAAAAGCAACAAGCTGAGTTCATTCGTGAGTGCATGAAGGATATGGACTGTACATGGTCTGAATTTATTCATGATGTTCTAAGCATGAATACTTTTGGATTCTCCGTATTTGAAAAGGTCTATCGTACCCGTAATACTTCTAAGGGTAGCAAGTATAATGACGGTAAGATTGGCTGGAAGAAGTTAGCTTTACGGAACCAAGAGAGTATTGAGAAGTTTGTATTTTCTGATGATGGTAATGAAATTCTAGGTGTAAAGCAGAATATGGCTTTGGTAGGAGATCCATACAACCGTTATGTATCTCGTGGAGAATTAACCAAGGTTATCCCAAAGAGTAAGATTCTGCATTTCAAGGCTGGTAAACATCGTGGAGATCCTTATGGTAAGAGTCCACTGCGTGATGCATATCTTGCATGGAGATACATCATCGCAATCGAAGAGATTGAAGCGAACGGAGTAGCCAAAGACCTCTCAGGTTTCCCTATCTTGTTCTTACCACCTCAGTACCTTGCTGCTGATGCCTCTCCAGAACAGAAAGCAATTAGAAGCTTCTATGAAAATGCAATGGCAAATTTACAGATGAATCAACAATCATCTATGATTTTACCACAAGCATTTGACCCTGACACAAAACAACCTCTATTCAAATTAGAACTTCTTAGCCTTGATGGTGCTAAAGGTTTCGATACAGTTAAGGTTAAAGAATACTACAAGAACTTGATCCTTACATCCCTATTTGCTGACATTCTTGTAATGGGACAGTCAGCAACAGGTAGCTTTGCTCTAGGTCAGGTAAAGAACAGCCTTACCGGTGCTGCTGTTGAAAATATGATCCGTACAATTAAAGATGTATTAAATCATGATTTGGTAAAGCAAACATACGAGTTAAATGGATGGGATGTATCTCGCATGGCTGAGATTGATTACGAAAATCTAGAAGCTATTGATGCAGAGACATTCAGTAAAGCTGTACAGCGTATGGGTGCTACAGGATACTTGACCAAGGACTTGGATGTTGTTAACCGAGTAAGAGAAAGTATTGGTGTAGACTCTCTGCCTGAAGGTGCAGACTTTAAATCCTTGCTACCAGAAGATGTAAGTAGGTCTGGTGATGGTATGGCAACAGGGACAGGTAATGGTACATCAACATCTGTAGCAGGTACAGATACAAGCTCTACAAACGCTGAAAATACAGCTTAAAACAGAAAACCCCTAGAAGAAATTAATCCTCTAGGGGTTTATTTTATTTGATTACTACATTCTGTTCTTCAAAGAACGCACGTACATAATTAGCTGACTTTACATTTGAACAGACAGTGATTGCACTACGAATAACACTATCTTTAAGTTCATGTTGTCTAGAAATATTCATTAGATGCTTCTTTAGGAATTCATCATTCTTTACCTGAATCGTAATATTAAAAGTATCATTCATTGCATCAATCTTATTTAAGATAAGAAGTAAAGCATCACCATAACCAAGACTAGGGCAAGCCTTCTTTACAAATTCTTCCTTATCCCAATAAGTGATCTTGATATCAT